CGAGCATAAGTCCCGCACAACAGCATAAACGTCGTTTATCCGATTTGACCAGCCACGCCCAAATGTGCCCCATGTCGGCAATCCTTTTAAGAAGCCCAGCCGCATGTCCGTCAGCTTGACGCCGAGATAGGCTTTAGCAGCGGCGATTGTCTTCGGCCCGATCACGCCGTCCTGCGTGACGCCGACCAGCGACTGAAGATATTTAGAAGCGCGGCTAACGCCGCTGTTGACGGCAAAGTCGAACACGGCAAAGTCAAGCCCGTCTGGCAGATCGTCGCCGCGGATCTTGTCCCAGTATTCCTGACGGTAAATTGCCGCGACTTCTGAATCGGCAATCTGATACACGTCTTTCTGAGACAGCCCGTGCTTAGCGCGCCACGCATTGTAGGTATTTTGCGTGACGCCGTAGGCAGTCCGGCCGCCAGGATCACGCGGATCGTCGACCTTGCCGCCTTCATAGCGCAGCGTCGCCTTCAGCGCGGCGTCGTAGTTCTCTTTCATCGTTGGCTCACCAAGTCACGGATGCGGTCTAGTCTTTCAAACACCTGATTCAGCACCTGATTAAAGTCTTCGCGGGTCACATAGCGCCCGGCGACTAGCACTTCAATCTGGCCGACTTTCTCCGCCAGTTCCTTGTCGGCTTGCTGAAGATCCTTCACGGCCGCCCAGACAGTGTTGAGCGTCCAGCCGCCCAGCACGCCAATCACGCCAATGGCTACGTCAAAGAGAACTTGATATTCGACCATAATCATCTCGCCATCGCGTTGACGCCCTGCGCCATAATCGGCAGAGCAAGAGACCCATAAGAAGGTGTAAACGGAACGGCCGTAGGAGCGCCGCGCGTCATGGCCGCTACGTTACCCGCCGCACGACGCGCCAAAGCGTTCTGAATCGCGCGACCGCCAAGCCCCAAACCAGCCGCAGTCACGGCCGCCGGCCCGGCGTAAGGGTCATTTGAACTGACACCATAGCCGCCGAGCAGCATCTCCGCGCCCAGCACGGTTGGGCTCCGCGTCGGGGATAATTTAGCGACCATGTTGACGAGCGACGAGCCTTCTTCGCCCTTGGCTATGCGCTTAATCATCGTCTGTTCGTCAGGCGTGAACTTGCGCAGCCGCGCCGGATTGCGGGCGAGAATACGGAACTGCGATTCGATATTTTCCGCAGAACCGCCGACAAGATCGGCGCGCTCGACAAGCCGCTCAATCTCCGCACTCTTCGACATCATGCGGTAGTCTTTAATGCCGGACATGAGCGCGTCGGCGGCTTCTCTAGCATTAGCGCCAATCGCGTTCTTATCGTTTGTGACAAATTCGTCCAACTTGTCCGTAAGAATGCCGGCCAGCCGGCGCACGTCTTTTTCTTTATCGCCGCGTAAGACGCCCAACATCTGTCGGGCGTTGTGCAGGCTTTCTATCGTCAACGGTTGACTGTCGAGATCCTTCAGCGCGTCGACGGCAACTTTTACATCAGCAAATTTGCTGAAGCGCGGGTCATAACCTTTAAGACTAGCCTCTAAACCGCTCGAAAACTTCTGATACGCCGTCGGGTCATATTCGACACCAAGCGACGTAGCGCGCTCAAACGACTGTGCGGCGCGTTCCGCCAGCGCTTCTGTCGTCGGCGGCTTGCCGACTAAACTCATAGCCCCGCGTTGCGCCGCTGCCGCACCAGCTTCAACACCGCGCTGTAACGCGCCAGCACCGCGAGCGCCGGCCATGCCGCCGACAAGACTTGTAGCCAACAGAGCGCGCGGGTCGTCGACGCCCATCTGTTCGGCGCGGACAGGAGCCGCTGCTGCGCCAGCACCAGCGCCCGCCTGCACGAGCGGCCGTTCGCCCATGACGGTTAGTGCGTTACGCATAAGACCTGGCGCTGCTCGTTTGGCCAACACGTTAGCCGCGCCGCCGCCAGTTAAAGCGCCCGCACCGCCTTCCGCCGCAGCGGCCAAAAGTTCTTCGCCCTGCGTCTGTGGCTTAAATGACTCAGGCGTCAAATAGCCGCGCGCGATCTCGGACGGCGTGCGAACAGGCTGGCCGCCAAAACGCGGCGCTGCGACGTTATAAAGCGTCGTCGCCAGATCAGCCATGCCGAGAGCGGCAGGAGCCGCCAGCGCGCCGACCGGGCCGCCGACTAGACCGCCTGCCGCCGCCGCAGCCGCTATAGGTGCAACCGCGCCGCCAGCGACTTGAGCCGCGCGGCCCATCGTCATTCCTTCAGATGGCTTGGTAGGCTCTTTAGTCGGCGTAGCGCCTAGCCCAAAATGCGACAGGACTTCAGCGTCGGAATAGCCGGCTTTCTTAGCCTCTGCCGTTTCAGGCATAGACAAGAGGAACGCTCTGATTTCGGCGTCTGAGTAACCCGCCGCTTTTGCGCCTGCTACGTCGAAAGCCATAACTATCTCGCGAAGAAGGAGGACAAGGGCGGTCGGGCACCGGCTGGCGCGGCGGCGGCGTTCGGTTCGTTAGGCGCTTTTATGCTGCCTCTACCATAGCGCGCAGAAAGATCAGCGATAATACGACGGACAGAGTTAATGTCCATCGTCTCGTCTGAAAGCGACTCCAACATGCTCTTTAACTCAAAATTAGAGTCGAGTTCTTTCGCGCTCGCGCCGGTAGCCGCCATGATGTCCTTGAGAAGCGCGCGACGGAGTGACTTTAACTCATTCCGCTCCGTTTGCGCCGGCGTAGCGCGGATTTTTTCGATTTCCTGCCCGAACGTCGTGCCTGCGGCGTAAGCCCCAATGTTCTCGCCAAATGTGCGTTGTGGGCTAGGAATGCCTTTAAGCTGGTCTAGCTTGTCGTATTTCTCCATCATCTTGCCGAGCGTCGCCTCGACATTAGACTGACCTTTAACGACCGCTTTGGTGCCGACCGTAAGCGGTTGCATCGGTTCGGCCACTGGCGCAGGAGCCGGCGCAGCCGTAACCATAGGCGGCGCGCCTATTGGCGCTTGAGGCATAGCGCGCAGAGACGGCTGTTCGCCCGTCAACGGAACAGTGGCCGCCGTCTGATAGGGGCCAATGCCGCCCATAACTCTGCCGACGTAATCGCCAACGCCCATGTTCACGTCGCGCGCGCCAGCTTTCGTCGCCTGCGCAAGCGGCCGGCCGGAGAACCAGACCGATACGGCGTCTTCAAGCGTGCCGTATTTTTTGACGTTGCGCGTGAACTGGTCTTCAAAAACGCGTTCCTGCGCTTCGGGGCTCGCCAAAAATTCGTCGACTGTTAGCGATTTGCCAAGCGCCTGCTTCGTCCACGACGGGATATTCGCGCCCATAACCTGATACTTGCCGTAGGCATGGTCGACGCCGCTTTTGCGCTTAACCTCTGGGCCAATCGCGCCGTAATTACCCTGCGGACTGCCAGACTCAACGTTAGCAACACCGGCTTTGGCTTGATTGACTAACGCGGCCGTTCCGTCCGCCGCCGGCGCTGCCATAGGTGCAGCAGCGGGTGCGATCTCGCCAGCCTGCCCGCGCCCGCCAGCCGGCAAGATCGGCGCGGGAACAAGACCCTCCGGCGTCTCTTTGTAAACTTCGCCGCCGTATTCTTTATATGTCGGCTTAGCCTGAGTGTATTGCTGCTCCGGCGTAAGCAAGAACCGTTTACGCGTGTCTGCGTTCCATTTCATTTTAGACGCAATAGCGTATTCGTCTGGCAATATGTCCTTATACTGCCCGATTATAGCTTGATAAGTGGCGTCGTCATTTTCAGGAACCGTCTGCAACTGCATACGCGCGTGTTCAAGGATCTTGTCCTTCAACTCCTGCAACTTTACCCGCGATTCCATTTCAGCCTTATCGGCCTCGCGCGACTCCTTACGAGCCGTGTAACCGGCCGACATATTAGCGAGATCCATCTGCTGCTGAAGACGCTGCTGCTGAAGCGCGTTCTGCTGCAACGCCTGCCCCTGCGCATATGCGCCGAGTAAGTTCACATTAGGAACTTGAAACTCAGGAAGAGGCGAATATTGAACAGCCATCATAAACCTCGATTAAAAGAAGCTGCCAGTCTTAGCATATTTTGCGCCTAGCGCTGAAGCGCCAAGCTGCGCGCCCTGACCGAGCACCGACGCCAACAGATTCGTCGGCCCCATCGCGCCCTGCGCATAGATCGAACCAATGTTAGCCGCGCCTTGACCAAGCGCCTGACCTAACCCGCCATATATATTGGCAAGCTGGTTAGCCTGACCCGTGTAAGTGTTCGCCAGATTAGCGCCCGTGCCACTATAAAGATTCGCCAGATTAGCGCCCGTGCCCGTTTGGACGTTCGCGGCATTAGCGCCGGTCTGACCGTAAAGATTGGCCAGATTAGTTCCAGTCGTGCCGTAAAGATTCGACAGATTAGCGCCCGTCGTCCCCAAAAGATCGGCAATATTAGCGCCCGTCTGGCCATAAATATTACCGATATTAGCGCCCGTCGTCCCCGCAAGACCCGTAGAAAGTCCAGCCGCCGACGCGCCCGTGCCAGCAAGATTCTGAAGTCCCTGCGTAGCCGCGGCGCGGTTAGCCATAAACCGTGCGTAGGCGTTCTGATATTCCTGGCTGGCGGCTTGCTGCCCATACTGCGTCGCCGCTTTCAGCGCCGCGCCCGATCCGCGCATTCCCGACGCACCGAGCGCAGACTGAAGCGCTTTTTGACCTTCGGCCAGACGAAACTGATAGCCGGGGTCCATTTGAACCTGTGCGAGCGTCGGCGCTTCGCTATACGCACCGCCAGGGCCATACAGCGACGCAAGCTGATTTGTCGCTGCCGTGCCCGCGCCCATATAGGGTTGCTGATAGCCAATGCCCTGACCGTAATACTGACCCATCGCGCCCGTAGCGCCGGTCTGCCCCGCCTGTAACGCCGCCAGCCCCTGTTGCTGCGCCGCTGTCAAAGCGCCCGCGCCCTGCGTCTGAGCGCCCGTTAAGGCCGCCGCGCCCTGCTGCTGTCCTTGCGCCAGAGATCCTAACGCGCCGGTCTGCCCCGCCGTAAGAGCGCCCGCGCCCTGAGTCTGTCCCTGTTGAAGCGCGCTGGCCGCCTGTTGCTGACCTTGCTGGATAGCTTGCTGCTGCTGCTGGGCTGCAAGCGCCTGCAACAACATGGACTGTTGCGTGCCCTGCGCTGCGCTGTTTGCGGCGGATTGAAAGCCCATATCAGTTCTCTCTAGCTACGGTCCATCCGGCTGGCGGCTGAAACCTAGTCTTTCCAATATACCATACATGAAATCATGCCCGTCAGCGACCCTTGTGAATTGCATGTCGGACAAAATCTCTTTTACCAGCCCTTTTGTCATCCATCGCCGCCGCCATTTAGGCAGTATCGACACATGGGTTTCACCGTTCTTTTTATACAAAGCCCCTATCGGTTCGTCATCCCTAATCAGGACAGATACTTGCCAATCTGAGGCTATACGTTCGTAAGCGCTATACTCTATTGGTCCCGCCCAATCAGTCGCCGCGTAACCTATCAAAAGACCCAGATCGCGGTTATCGACGATCTTAGTTGACATTTATCCTCTGCCGATTAGCGTGGTTACGGGTTGGTTAGATATTGCGACGACTTCATTGCGAAACGATTCAGTCGCCGCTGCGCCCTGTCGGACTTCTTTAGCGACCTCGATCTGAAGCATGGGCATCGCCGCTACAGCGCAGACCCATTCATCAATTTCCTTGCCCGTGTTAGGGTTTGTCCCGCGCAAAAGAGTGAACCATGCACATTTCAACTGCACACAGTCTTTCTTAATCAGCGGGCAAAAAGATCCGTTTTTGATTTCCATTAGTTTTTCGTCGCTATGATTACGTCCACATACTGCACAGCAAGATTGATCGCCGTGCCGGTGAAGCTATGGCTATGGCCTCCGCCACCGCCCGTATTAGCGTTCGTCGTGGCGACTGTGATGCCGGTAGAAGCCGCCGCCGTTGTGCCAGAGGTAAGATTCGGCGTGTTACCACCGACACCTGCCGCAGTAGAGCCAGCCGCGTTATAGTAAGTATATGTGTGCGTATGCGTCGGGTCCGTCACAACGCTGGTCGCGGTATGCGTGTGCGACGGTATGTCGGCAGTCGTCAGGGTATAACTACCAACAGTGCCGTTAACTGCCTGCGATGCAAACGCAGTCGTAAACGCGACCGTGCCGCCTGACGACGCTGCGCCCGACACGACGCGAAGCGCCTTGTCATTATGAGTGGTCGATTTAGTCCAGCCAGTTGGCGCGGCGGTCTGCGCAAAGATCATGGCGGTGCCGGCCGGGATGTTCGCCCACGCTCCCGAAAACGTCGTGGCCGTAACCGTCCCTGTAACATTGATGCCGCCAGAAGGAACCGAAACGCCGCTGTTGGCCGTAAGTGTTCCTGTTATGCCCGCGCCGCCGGCCGACACAGTAAGACCGCCGGCCGACACAGTAAGACCGCCAGCCGTTATGGTAGCGCCACTAGCCGAGACGGTTAGACCGTTGGCCAGCGTCGTCATACCCGTGCTGGCAATCGTTAATCTATTGCCGCCGTTTACGCGCAGAACTAGATTTCGCGCGTCTTCAGCCGCAAACGTCGAATTAGAAGCGTCCGCAGAGATGATGGTCCGCGCCGTTCCATTGTCGGAAAACTGAATCTTTCCGTTATTGTCGATGTCGAGAGCTTCAGCCGGCGACGGTGTGCCAAGACCAAGAAGACCCGCAGAGTTGATAACGACAGGCGTTGCGTCAGGGTCGACGCTGTCCTGCACCGTCAAGACGTTACCCGTGCCAGTCTGCGTTATTTTGAGCGCGGGGCCAGACGAGTCAGTCGAGATCGTGACATTGCCGGTTAGAACCGGCGACACCGCCGTGGTGGGCGCAGAGATATAATCAACTGTCCAGATCTCAACGTCATTAGCGTCCGTGAGCCGGAACTTATACGTTGCTTCGCCAAGCCATATATTAGCCTCGCCGCGCGAATCCAAAATGATAGGATTGGTGTTAGGCGTAGAGCCAGTCGAATCGGTGTATGACACCTGCGGGCTCGTCGTGCCCGCGGCGTAAGTATAAACTTTACCGCCGACTAACGGTACGCCGTCAGCCCCGATAAACTGCGTCTTTGGAATTGGAGTGATAACGGCCATTTATCCACCTACACAACTGGTTACGGTCAATATGACCGAAGGAATTGCAGGAACCGGGCTAGATGCAGCTACATACGGAATTCGAACGTTAGTGTTGCTGACCGAATAGATTAACTCAAAATAATCGCCTGCTTGAAGATTTAGCACAAAATTCCACGCCGCGACAGCGCCATCGTTTGAGCCGCCCGCAAGCGTAATGTAAGTCGCAGAATTGTCTACATTTACGCCGTTGACGCGGGGCCAAATATAAACTTGTTTTGTGCCGCCAGCAGTTTGTATTAACTGCGCCGAAAACTGAAAGTTATACGTCGCCGTATTATCCACATAAATGCGGGACGTTATGGTATGATCTACATAGACGCCGTATACTAACTCAGATCCATCAGCCCGTTTAAAAGTATTGTTAAACGTTAAAGCGTAGGCTGTGTTAGTAGCTACCGGCGTAAAAGTCGTCGTGCTGTAGAATGACCCATACCGCCTACCAGCTTCTAAAGAGATATAAGTGTTGTAAAACCATCTATACCATTCGCGCGTTACATAGAACGTTATGGTGTCCCAGATCGGGACGCGCGCCGCCGGTATAAGTGTGTTATTAGGCAGATTAGGCATTCGTCTTATCCAGTATCAATTCTGCGCCCATAATGGCGATCTTTACTGGATCTGTGCCCGACACCTCATAAACACGGTCGCGGAGTTTTAGCGTCATGCCAAGGCGTCGCCAAATCGTGCGGTAGCCGAACTGGCCTATTTGGCCCATCGACTTCCAATGTTCGTTTGACCATGTGTGGCCGCCATCATCCGACCAACGCAGCATTGCCTGCGGAACAACACCTGGCGACGGGAGGCTTTGCGACACGGTTATGTAGCTGCCGTCTTCGGTAATTAAAACTTCAGACGCTTCAGTGGTCAGGTAAATCGTGCCCAATAGGCTGAATACCGGCGGGTTAAGCCCAACGCCGGTTTCGCAGTCGAGTTGAAGGCTATGCTGCGCTGTGCGCTTGAGATCGTTTGTGCCGGTAGGAAGCGCTCGCCACGAACGCAGCCATTTCATCGTAGACCCGGCTTCGGTATAAACGGTCTGGTCATACGCGAACAAGCCGCCGCCAACGTAATCGCCGATGACGATTTCGTAGTTAAAGTTCATTTGGCAGTTGCCGCGATGACGCGTAAACTGGTTGTTTTCCCAGCCGGCGCGCTCGTGCCAAACTTGCGTCGTTACGTCATAAACCCATGTCGTATCGGCGGTTGGAAAATTCAGGACGTAGAAACTATGGCCGTCTTGCTGATAGGTATAAGCCACAGCGTCGGCCAGCGTCGAATATTGCTGGATCTGCCATTCGACGGCGTGCGTCGAGATACGCTCACCGGAATAGCCTTTTGATCGGTAAACAATGCCATTACCGCGCGCATCGCGGCCAAGCCAAAACAGACCATTATCTAATTTGGCGACTGAATAGGCGGCCAAGCAACCGATTTCGTTGAACGCGCCTTGGATACGCGCGAGCGGAAAATCCGGCGTGCCAGCGTCATACCAGACTTCGACCGTGTTAACGCCAAACAGCCAAATTTCACGATGATCGACGATCAACGTGACAAGATTGTCTGGCGAGCCTTCGGCGCTGGCGAATGCGAGAGAGTCAACTGAAAGCCCGTTATACGCTTCCGTAACCCAAAATTTTTGGCTGTTAGGCTGATTAAAAACAAAATAGCCGTCGATAAACCCAACGCCAACCGCGCCATAAAAATCAGGGTCTGTAATCTCGCTAAAGAAGGGCGAGAATGTAAGATCAACCGTCGCCGTAGCCGTAGCCGCCGCAGATAGCTCAAACGTCGTGCCGTCCGTAATACTGGCTACAGTTGCGCCGACTGGAATGCCGGAACCGCTAACGGGCTGTCCGACCCATATAAGCGAC